TATTATGATGGTCCAGTATCAGGATTATGTAAGGTAAATAATAAATTACATTATTTTCAAGAAGACAATTCAACCAATGAATATATCTGCCAACCATTATCATTCACTAATAAAATTAGATTTTTGTTAGATAAAAAAGTATTTGAATTTTGTGTAGGAGATCATTATAATGCTACCTTAGCCGGAACAATTTGGAAAAATAAACCTTATTGGCTTCAGGATAAATTAACCAATTTTTATTATGATTATTTTCGTAACTGGATAAGAAAAAACCATGCTTGAACATTTTTTATTTGTAGAGAAATATCGCCCTAAGACTATTGAAGAATGTATTTTACCCTCCGGTATTAAACAAACTTTCTTTGACTATATTAATAAAGGAGAATTACCTAATTTCCTTTTAGCGGGTTCTCAGGGTCAAGGTAAGACTTGTAGTGCCAGAGCATTATGTTCAGAAGTTAATGCTGAGGTATTATTTATCAATGGATCAGAAGAAACAGGTATTGATGTTCTTAGAAATAAGATTAGATCATTTGCTTCTTCAATGTCTCTAACAGATTCTAAAAAAATTGTTATTATTGATGAAAGTGAATATCTTTCCGCTAGTGCTCAACCAGGTTTAAGAGCGTTCATGGAAGAATTTGCTCTTAATTGTAGATTTATTCTTACCTGTAATTATAAAAATAGACTTATTGCCCCCATTCATAGTAGATGTCAAGTAATTGATTTTGTTATTCCTAAAGAAGAAATTCCCCAATTAAAATCACAATTTCTAAAACGTATTATTGCTATTTTAGTAGCAGAAAATATTACCTATGATATCAAGAGTATCGTTCAACTAATTGAGAACCATTTTCCTGATTATAGAAGGATATTAAATGAGATTCAGAGATATTCGGTATCAGGTCATATAGATTCTGGTATTTTACTTAATTTATCTCAGGAATCCTATCGAGTATTATTTAACTTATTAAAAAATAAGAAATATACAGAGACTCGTAAATGGGTAAGTAGCAATAACGATACTGATATCAATAAGATTTTTGATGAACTTTATATTCATAGTGATAAATGGCTAACAAAAGAAAGTATTCCCCAATTAGTATTAACCTTAGCCAAATATCAATATCAAGCGTCATTTGTGGCTAATCAAGAAATCAATTTATTAGCCTGCCTAACTGAAATAATGAGTGAGTGTAATTTTTTATGAACTTTAATATATTTTGTTTATTATCAGTTGCCCTTTTTAGTTTTTTATGGTATCACATTGGTAGATTTCGTGCTAAAATAGACATATATACCAATAGTCCATTGTTAAATAAAATTAATAGAATTGATATTATTGTTACTAAAACAGATGATTCTTTTCTAGTTCATGGAAAGAATACTAATGAATTTATTATTCAGGGAAAAAGTAAGGAAGAATTGTTAGAAAAATTAGCCATTAAATTTCCATTAACACATTTCATGGTAGATCATGATAATATGCGGGAAATAGGATTTTAATATGAATTCGTTTGATTTCATTAATTCTATTCATTTTAATAAGGATTATTTATTCAATGATCCTGAAGTTGCGAAGGAATATAATCAATTTCTGGTGAATAAGGCATTATCTTATTTTCCAGAGAATATATTCTACGTCAATGAAATGAATAAAAATTGTAATATTAATAAAAAAATGCAATATGATTTTTATTTTTATGTAATTAGTAAGCGTAAGCGATATATAAATTGGGATAAACGTGATAATGATATCGATATAAATATTAATGCAATTAAAGAATATTATAAATATTCTACAAGAAAGGCAGTTGAAGCACTTTCTTTGCTTAATTCTGAGCAATTGCAATATATAAAAGATAAATTGAATAAAGGTGGTAAAGATGAATGAGAATAACAAACCAAACATTACTAATGATGTGATTTTATACGATTGGACTCCAGAATCAATGTTAGAAATTACATTCAAGACTCCTGATAATTTCCTAAAAGTAAAGGAGACATTAACCAGAATTGGTATTGCCTCTAAAAAAGATAAGAAATTATTCCAGAGTTGTTGTGTATTACATAAGCAAGGCAAATATTTTATTGTTCATTATAAAGAATTATTTTCATTAGATGGAAAATTTTCTTCATTATCAGTAGATGATGTAAAACGCAGAAATACTATTGCTAAACTATTACATGAATGGGGATTAATCACTATCCTTAATCCCAGCAAATTTACCGATCAAGTTACTCTTTCTACTATTAAAATTATTCCCTATAAAGAAAAAGATGAGTGGGAATTAGTAGAAAAATATCATATCGGCAAAAAATATTAATACCGGAGAATATAAATATGAATGAAAATGAAATTGAACTAAACTTAACTTTGAAGGTCAGTGAAATTAACCAGGTGCTTAATTCATTAGCCAAGCCAGTAGAAAGTGTTAATGCGCTTATTCAAAAGATTAAACAACAAGGAGAGGATCAAATCTCTAAGTTACAAGAACAACATTCTGGTTCTACTGAAGACGAACCAGAATAATACTGAATTTACTAATCATTAGTAAATATTTCATGCCAATTTTGGATGAAATTTAATATTCTCGCTAATTATTTGGGAGAAAGGAGAAAAAAACATGAGAACTTATCAACCATTATACCATTCTTCATTAGGTTTTGATACAATTCTTGCTGATTTAGAGAAATTATCAAGAGCCAATTTTACAGAACCTAATAAATATCCACCTCATAATATCATTAGAATTAATGATAATGAGTATATAGTAGAATTAGCAGTTTCAGGCTTTTCTAAAGATGAAATTGAAATTCTTGTAGAAAATAATTTACTTACTATTAAAGGAGCAAAAACAGAAGAAACAAACAATAACTATACCTATATTCATAAAGGTATCGCCACTAGAAGTTTTAGTAAAAGTATTAAATTGATTGATACCGTAGAAGTAAATGGCGCAGAAATTGTAGATGGAATTCTAAAAATTCATCTAACAAATGTTATTCCTGCTCATAAATTACCAAGACGTATCGAGATTAATACTCCACTTCTTTCTGGTAATAAACCTGAACTTTTAATGGAAAATATCGCACAATAACATTGACACGATAACCATTTTGTAGTATTATATAAAGGGAAGTATGGTTCTTCCCTTTTTTTATTGGAGTAATATCATGAGTAATGTTTTTAATGATCAGGCGGTATTTATGCTTGCCTCTGGACAAACTGTTGGTAAATATAATCCAGAACAATTATATTTGTATACAGAACTTATCAAGGAAGAAAGTAATGAATTTTTTGATTCCACTGAATTTACTAATACCCTAAAAGAATTAGCAGACATTCTAGTAGTAACTCTAGGAGCATTACAATCTACTGGAGTTGATCCAGAGGAAATTTGGAATGAAGTAGTAAAATCTAATATGTCCAAAATTAATCCTGAGACTGGACTTGTAAATAGACGAGAAGATGGTAAAATTCTAAAGGGTGAAAGTTATATTGCCCCTGATTTTTCTAAATTTGCCCGCTAGGAGTATATAAATGAGTGATATTAAATTATTTAAGTTAGTGACCAACGAAGAAATTATTTGTAATGTTGTGAGTGCCGAGGATAATTTCTTTGTTATTGACGATGCTGTTTCAGTAGTATATCATAAAACGGAAAAAGGTTTGGCATCTGGTTTTGGTGCTTTTATGCCACATTCAGAGGGGCCAATTATTCTAAACACTAATGCTATTATTGGTTCAGGTAGAATCCATCCTGAGGTATTGAATAATTATAATACCCTATTCTCCAAAATTGTAGTTCCCCCAACCAAAATCGTAGTCTAAAAATATGGGTTATTACACCAATGTTTATCGTTATGGTAATACGCTACATACCCGTGAAATTATTGATGGCAAACGTATTACTAATGAAATAGAATTTCAACCTACAATTTGGAGTAATAGACCCACATTAAATAATCCTACTACTGAATGGACCGATATTTATAAGAAACCAGTTTATCCTATTAAATTAAATAATATGGGTGAATTATATTCTTATAAAGATAATAACACAATTCTCTCTACTCCTGGACCCATTTATCAATTTATTAATGAATATTATCCTAAACATATAGATTGGAAATTTAGTGATATTCGTTTCTTTATTATTGATATTGAAACAGAAGTAGAAAACGAATTCCCTAATCCAGAAGATCCTAATGAAAGAGTTCAATTAATTACTATTAAAGATATTAATGCTAATAAAGTAATTACCTTTGGATTATATCCTTATCATGGAACTAATAGTAAATATATTGAATGTAATGATGAATTAAGTTTATTAAGAAATTTCTTAGCCTTCTGGACTAGATTTTATCCTGATTGTATAACTGGATATAATTCTACTTACTTTGATATGCCCTACCTTTATAATAGAATTAAGAAATTATTAGGTATTGAATTAGCAAATAAATTATCACCCTATGATAAAGTATCCCTAAAAGATAAAACGATTGGTTCTAAAACATATCAGTATATTGATATCGCTGGTATTTCACAATTAGATTATCTATTATTATATAAGAAGTTTACCTATAATACTCAGGAATCTTATACCTTAGGTTATATTACCAGCATAGAATTAGGTGAAAGTAAAGTAGATAATCCCCATGAAACTTTTAAGGAATTTTATACTAAAGACCCAGAATTATTCATTGATTATAACATTCAGGACGTAGAACTTATCCATAAATTAGAAAATAAACTAAAATTATTAGATTTAGCATTGACCATGATTTATGATGCTAAGATTTTATATGATGATGTATTCTCTCCTATTAAAACTTGGGATGTTATTATCTATAATTATCTTAATGATAATAAACAAGTTATTCCAAATAAAGATCCTAATAATAAAAAGACCCGTAAATATGGTGGTGGATATTGTAAACCTCCCTTAATTGGTAGACATAATTGGGTAGTATCATTAGATGTTACCTCTCTTTATCCAAGTCTTATTATGGCCTATCAAGTAAGCCCAGAAAAAATTACTAACTATCGTCTCAAGGTATCAGTAGAAGATTTATTATCACAATCTATTGATTTATCTGCTATTCATGATAATGACCTAACCATGACTGCTAATGGGTGTTGTTTTGAAAAGGGAAATAAAGGGATGTTGCCCACATTAATTCAGCAATATTTTGATAAACGTACTAATTATAATAAAGAATTGTCTATTGTAGAACAGGAATTACAAACAATTGATAAATCATCTCCTGAATATGAATTAAAAAAGAATAGATATACAGAATTAAACAATAAACAAAAAGCCATGAAAATTCTACAAAATTCCGTTTATGGAGCATTAGGATCTGATCATTTTAGATATTTTGATCTTAGAATGGCTGAGGGTATTACTTTTTCAGGTCAATTAACTATTAGATGGGTAGCCGATAGATTAAATCAATATATTAGTTCCTTAATTAAAGATGATAAAGATCGAGTAGTATTAATTGATACCGATTCTATTGTATTAGATTTATCAGATTTTATTGATAAATATATTCCCTCTAAAACTACACTAGAAAAAGTAAACTTTATTGATAAATTTACTAATACTAAAATTCAACCCTATGTTAAAAAGTGTGTAGAGGAATTAGGCAATTATACTAATGTATATGAGAATAAGATTAGTTTTGCCAGAGAAAATATAGCGGATACTATGATATCAGTTCAGGCTAAAAAATATGTGATGTCTGTTTGTAATTCCAAGGGTATCTATTATGCCACACCCAAATTAAAAATAATGGGATTAGAAATGATTAAAGCCTCTACTCCTAAACCTATTAGAGATACATTAAGAAAAAGTTTATCAGTTATTCTTTATGGGAATGAGGAACAAACTCAGGAATTTATTAGTAATTTTAGAGAAGTATATAATACTTTATCGGTTTCTGATATTGCTTTTCCAAGAGGAGTATCTAATATAGAAAAATATGCTGATGAACAATCTATCTATAAACCTGGTATCTGTATAAAAGATAACGGTAAAACAATAAACACTGGAACACCTATTCATGTTAGAGGATCATTATTATTTAATCATTATATCACTAAGTATAAATTGAATAATATTTATGAACCTATTAAAACCAGTGATAAGATTAAGTATGTTTATATGAAATTGCCTAATCCTATTAAAGAAGATATCTTTGCATTTCATAATAAAATACCCAAAGAACTTGACTTAGAGAGGTTTGTAGATTATAATACCATGTTCGAGAAATCTTTTCTGGCTAATATTAATATGTTATTAGTCCCCTTAAAGTGGAAATTAGAAAAGCAAAACAATTTATTTGATTTTTTGTAGGAGTACAGCATGAGTTTATTAGAAAAAATACGTAAAAATTCTACCATTAAAGAGACTTCAGTATTATCAAAATCAGTATTATTAATGGATAAAGAATTAATTACTACATCAATTCCAGCATTAAATATTGCATTATCAGGTGATATATCAGGAGGTTTTTCTTCAGGTATTTTAAGTATTGGAGGTATTAGTAAAAATTTCAAGACAGGAATTTCCCTAGTATTAGCCAAGAGTTATATGGATAAGTATTCAGATTCAGTATTATTATTTTATGATGGTGAATTTGGTAGTCCTAAAAGTTACTTTAATAGTTTTGGTATTGATATGGATAGGGTAATACACACTCCTATCATGGATATTGAGGAATTAAAAAGTGATATTGTTAATCAATTAAATGTCTTATCCCGTGGTGATAAACTTATTATTATCATTGATTCTATTGGTAATTTAGCGAGTAAAACAGAATTAAACAATGCTATGGATGGAAAAACTACTGTTGATCTTACCCGTAATAGAAGTTTGAAAAGTTTATTTAGAATGGTTACTCCTATCTTAAAGGTTAAGGATATTCCTTTAATTGTAATTACTCATACTTATTCAACATTAGAATTATATTCACAAGAAATTGTAAGTATGGGTAGAGGTGGCGTATATTCCTCTGATTTAATCTTCATCATCACCAGAAGGCAAGAAAAGGAAGGAACTGATTTAGTAGGATATAACTTCGTAATTAATGTAGATAAATCCAGATTTGTCAAGGAAAAATCTAAAATTCCTATCAGTGTTACTTATGAACATGGTATTTCTAAATATTCAGGATTAATTGAAATTGCCGAGGAAGCAGGTTATGTAGTAAAACCAGTAAAAGGATGGTATAGCAAAGTCAATAAAGATACAGGAGAAATTGAGGAAAAGAAATACCGATTTAAGGATACTAATACTAAAGAATTTTGGGATTCATTATTATCTAATACTGGGTTTCAGGAGTGGATTAGGCATCGTTATCAAATTGGTTCTGGATATATATTAGAATCAGAGGAGGATACAACAGATGATACAATGTAATAAAATACCATTAAAAGACCATTATCAAATTATTAAATATCATATTGTTAATGGTTATATAGAATA